TGAGGATTGATATGGGCGAGCATAGTGTCGCCATATCTGCCAAGGGATGCTAAGTTTCTTAATTGATTGTTTGGCATTTTTACCTCTTAATTGTAGTACGGCACTTTAAAGGGTTGGCCATTAACAGTCACGTTAATGAACCCTACAGGATTTGCAGGCAGTGTTGCACTTCCCGCCGTTGCAGATGTGGAGCTAGAGAAATTTAGCAAATTCAAAAACCATTGCTGCCATGACCGAGTTGGACGATTTGTTACTTTGTCCAAAAACTCAGATTGTGGATATGGTTGGGTTTGTGGGTTGTAAAGCATTAATTATCTCCAGCACTGGCTTTTAGGTTAGCGGAAACAATTACCGCCTTTACAGGGTCGGTAACAACCACTTCAAAAACTCTGTCTCGCGCCATACCCAAACGCCTCCAAATTGCACGATTCTTGAATCTTCCCATTGAACCAATGGAAACCCAATATTCGCGTGACCATGTAGAACCGCCATCGTTTGACCATCTCAGCATAGCTTGTGGAAAAGTTGTTGTGTCCCCAGGGTTGATTCTATTTTGAGTACCTAAAATTAAAGTCTCTAAAGCACCAATAGTTAGGCTTGCTTCAGGATAAATAATGTAAGGCGACTGAATAAAATTTTCCGCAGTCGGGACATAAAAGCCCGTAGTACCAACGCCAGGTTGAAACTGTATCTGAAACTCATCAAAATACTGACGTTGCAAATCAGCCACCAAATGCGGCGCACGTCTTAGCCTGCGGACTTCGCTGCCATCATCCGTGTAATTATTGCGGTCTAGCTCGTAAATCTTGCCGTTTTCGTAATCGCCCACCAAAACCATATTTTGGAACACAGCAGAGCAATTAGACCGATGGCGGTGGTAAACGTTGGCGTTATCTATAGACAACCATTTATGCCACATTTGGGTGGTTGAGTCATACACCCAAGTCAAGTCGATTGTGGGAAAAGTCACCACATAACACTCATGACCCTCAAGCTGATAGGTATAGGCAATTGCGTCATCAATGTATTTGTTAACCAAAGTGTTTTCCACAGCGTGGGTGGAAATCCTTTGTGGAATGTAGCCGTTCATCTGAACAATCATTCCTTGGCCACGGTTATTCCTGCTTACGTAAGCAAAGGAATTAGCCAACCGAGACATTGAATAAACAGCAGCTATGCCGTGTTGGGTAGATGTGCCAGGTATCCGCTGAAAGGGAAAAGGCACAGCGCCCACGTCAATCCAAACCTCGGAAGATGCTTCGCCCAACAAAAATATTTCTCGGTGGTCAACAATAATTGACACTAAGTTATCGGGTGAGCCATCTTTAGATCCAAATGATAGGGTTGGCGAAATTGGGCTTAATGGGTCAGATGCGCCAAATTGTTGTGTGTTTGGTCGGTTGTAGACAAAATAATTGTCCACAGTATCCACAGTATTGCCACCGCTAAACGCACCATCTGTTGATGGGATTTGCGTGAAATTAAGGGCATACAGCGTAATAGAAACAACAGTCTGTGAAGTGCTAACCGTGTAAGTCCCAACGCCTCCTGTGCCTGTTCCAAGGGCTGTAATCATGGTGTTTGCAGCAACACCAGCGCCTTGAATAGTTTGGCCAAGGTAAAGCGTTCCCGATGTAACCGCGCTAACAGTTAAAGTTGTTCCCGCAATAGCGCCAGTGACAATTGCACCAACAGCCGCCGTGGATAATGTCTTTGATGTAACGGTTTGGGAGATATTTATTGTGTAAGTTCCCGCACCGCCTGTACCAGTCCCCAACGCGGTTACAACAGTTCCATAAGCTACGCCAACACCAAGCAAATTTTGGCCAACAGCAATAGTGCCGGAGGACATAGAAGTTACTGTTAACGTTGTTCCTGAAGTTGAACCAGTAAACAAAGCGGTAGCAGGCGTAGAAATTCTCCACGTATACCGATATGCGCCATCAACGATGTAGACATTAATGCCGTTGTCGGTAATGCCAACGCGACCAGTTGTGGTGTTTAAAAAACCGACAATAGATGGCGTAAGGTTAGATGTTAAAACGTAGACATAAGGGCCGCTTACGGCAACCATTTGTTGGCCACCCGATACAGTCCGCAAACCACGCACTTCGCCTGGGTTTAAAAGGGCTTTGGCAGTTATGCCTGGCGTTGGATAAAGCGCGACTACACCACGTTGACCAGGCTCCTTGAGTGGATCAATTTCAGGAAAGAAATTAATACATTCTTGAGCATCAACGTAAATGCTTGGCGCTTCGTAACTTGGGCCAACAAAGCCGAAATCGGGCATATTAGACAAAACCTCCCGAAAGTATCCAACCAGCATCTTTTGCTTTGTTTACCAGCAAAGCATCAGGGTATCTAGACGTTTGAATTGGCGACATATTGGTGCGTTTCAAAGTAGACTTTGCTTGCGCCGCATACTGTGAAATCATAGCAATTTGCACTTGACTTACCTTGCCATACATAGGCATCAAACGCTCTGCCAAACACCATCTGAGACACATTGAATAGCCTTGTGGCAGCTCAATAGATTCATTAATAGAGTTGTAGCGAGTAAACAAAGTGTTGGCAAACAGGTGCATTTCGCCTTGTGCGGGGTTAGGCCACACAAACAAATTACCAGCCTCTTCATTTGGGTTGTAATACAGTGCTTTTGGCCAAGGACCGTTTAACGTCTTTAAACCAATTAACTGGTAATCTTCCAAAGCCAAAATAGATACAGGGTAATCCAAACCGCCGCCTGTGATGGGTTGGCCATTGGCTGTAGTGTTAATTCGCACAAAAGCAGAGCCAATATTTAGTGGCTTTTGATAGTTAGCCGTAATTGCGGTGGTGGCAACCGTTTGATTGATGTTGACTCGGTATGTACCCGCTTGGATAACGTTACCGCCAGCACCAGTGATATTTCCCGTGATCTTTGTGCCTGGCGTTATGCCAGTTCCACTTAAGAATTGACCTTGAGCCACAGCACCTGAATTTACCGTCGTAACCGTAAGAACATTGCCTGAAATAGACCCGTTAAATGAAGCGCCAATAAAGTTTGTGGTTTGGGGATAAGGTCCTAGACTGTACTGAACTTGCCCCGAAATCACAGGAAATATAATCTCTGTGACGTTGAAAACCATCATGTTTTCATTAGACCATTGGTCAACAAGGTCGTTAAGCATATCAAAAGCATCTGCCGCCGCGTCAGGCGTAGGGGTCTCGCCAGCTTCCAATGCGCCAATGTCTTTCAATGCTCTGCTAATGATTTCTATTGGCATTACCATGTCAAATCCTTAATTTATAAATTTGGCTTGAATGTCGGTGGTCTCCAAGGCAATGCCAAATCTTGACTGTTTTTTACCGCATTGAACTGCTCAAGTAGCCTTGATTTTATGCTACTTACCCCATTTTTGGTAGTCTCATCCTCAATCCAACCAGCAACAATTTCTTCTGTTACGCCATCCAAAAACTTAGGTTCTTGGAATGTCCAGTAGCCCTCAGTCTCAATCGTTATGTCATCAATCAAAAAAGCATGATATTTAGCCGTAAGTGCATCACCCTCGGTTTTCAGCTCTGTGATTTTCCAAACATACTTCATGGAGCATCAGGCCAAGTGACTTCCCAAGGAAAGCCCGACTGAGAAGTAATGTCACGCAATGCTTGGCGATAAGTTGCCCATGCAGCTTTGTCGGCAGTGCTATCGGCAATTTGCGTCCAGTCGCTGTCTTTAAGCTTTTCTGTACGTGAGTTGCGTACAGACTTGGCTTGTTCTGCGTCTTTAGCGGCTTTGTAAGCGGATTCATTCTCAGCCGCAGTCTTAGCTGGCTCTGTGTTTGTTGCAGGGGTATCTGTAAAGATTGGGCCAAGCACATATTTTGTGTACCATTTGCCATCAATTTGTTCAACGCCTTGACGTTGTGAAATTTGGTAATGATTACCGCCAGTTGCTTGTGCGCCCTCTAAGACTACGCTTGCGCCTAGTTCTGCAAGAACATCTGATGTTGTTGCATCCCATGTAGGGCCGCCATTAGCAAGGGTATATGCACGAAATTCTGCTTCGTACATGACTTGACCTGATTGAGTTCTGATTTCCATGATATTCCTTATGCAATAGCCAAGAAGATGTAACTTGCCGCGTTTGTGTTGATAGCCGCCAAAACTGAAGCATTTACCGCAAAGCCTGTTGATACTGTTGTTACAGAACCAAGGGTTGCAGTTTCAGCCGTTGCGCTGTTTAAAAGCAAATACGGGTCTGTCAATACCGTCATGCCACGGGCTGTGTCGTAAACATACCAATCACCAGTGCTGTCTGTACGTTTAATTAAAACAAACCTTGCCCCGCCAGCACCAAACCCACAGTCGATGGTTTGGGTTGTGCCGTTTCCTGTGTATGAACCAACTTTACTCACACCAGCGCAAGTGGCAAAAAGGTAAGCGACATAAGTCGCCGCACTATTATTTGTTGTTGTGCTTGTACCAACGCTAAACACAGAAGATGTTGGGGTCGTGCTATTCCACCTAGTTGCACCCGTGGCTTTAGCCGCAGTTGTGTTTAAAACAAGGTATTCAGTATTGGCAAGTGCAGAACAATAACTTTCCCATGCAGTTGCCCCAGACCGTCCTTTGACAATTATCAACTCAGGTACAGCGCCCAAGTTATGCGCTATCGTTGTATTACTTCCCGTCCCCGTATAGCAAACCTCATCAAAGAAACCGGGGGCTCGCCTAAAACACCAATCTATATATGTACTTCCGCTGGCTATACGAGCAGTAGAAACATATATGCTTGTTTGATTATCAAACGCAAAGTCACCACCCCCGCCTTCAGCGCCTGCTGAATCAGAAAATACTTGAAC